GCGAGGCCCAGCCTTCAATCTGTCGCGCGTCGTCGTCAACCGACCTGATCGACAGGTCAATCATCGCCCGGTTCTGCATATCCAATCTCTCTAGATTCGCCGTCAGATCCACCGCATGACCAGCGGCTTCTTCTCTACTTGCAGCGCGTTGGCCGCGCCAAACGCCATCACCAGCGCCACCGCCGCGTCGATCTTGTTGAAAGACCTCTGCTTCGCAAGCCATCGGTTGTCCCACTTGTCCTGCTCTACCACCGCCGACATCAGTGCCGAAATCAGAACCGGGTTCCTTTTCAGCCTGACCCTTCCCTCCAGCATTGCCTCTTCCAGCAACCGCAGGGAGGCGGGGAACCACAGCCCCTCCGCTACCCTGCCGGAATCCTTGGCTGCTTCCTCCATCTCCGGCGTCGGCTTGCCTTTCTTGGTGCCCCCCTGCGGGTGCTCCACGAACGGCAGCGTCAGACCAAGCTCGGCAGCATCTTCCTCAAATCGCCGGTACGCATAGCGGTCATACGCCACCATGCGGATCTTGTAGTCCCGCGCATACTCTACCAGCGTTTGCGCGACGTGGCGGTAGCTGATGCTCTGGCCACTGGGCGCATGGATGAAGCCTTGGCTTGCCCAGACTGGATAAGGGATCTTGTCCTTGTCGGCCCTGGCGTGCATCGTGTCGCCCGGCGTCCACGCCTCGATCCAGGCATCGAACGTAGGCTTAACCAGCCGACGGATCTGCCCATCCTTGTCAATGCCCTCGACTTCGACCTCGCCTGTCTTGGCGACAAACGCCGCAGCCGTAATGTCTCGGCTCTGCGACAGGTCAAGGCCAACCGAAATCTCCTTGCCCTTATGCTCCGCAGGGTCGAAGTCCGCGAGCAACGGCTCAAGAACCTCACGGCTCATCCATGCCGCGTCCGCGTCCGTCCACACGCAGAAGTGAAGCCTCAGGATGCCGTTTTGCTTGGCCGGGATGTTCTTGGCCTGCGCGACCACCCCGGCTAGATATTCCTCCGTGATCGTAACGCCGAGCAGCGGGTTTGCCTTCGCCCAGCAGGACGGATCGTTCAGGGGGTCGTCCCCCTCATCCAGCGAACAAACGTAGCTGAATGTCGCGTCATCAATCGGCTCGCCCAGGTAGGCGATCGTGTTGTCCGGATTGTCCTCCCTATTGCCCGCCGCAACGCGAACCGCCCACTCGTGCTCGGCCCAACAGATCGAGTTTCGGTCAGAGCCGGAGTTGGTGATCATCAGAAGGAGCGGCTGGCGACGGAATTTGAATCCTCGCTCCAGCATCTCCAGAATCTTGCCGTCCGGCATCTCGTGTACTTCATCCGCCAGCACGAAATGCGGGCGCGGGCCGGAGCCGGACTTGCCGGTATCACGCGACACTGGGCGGAAGAAACTGCTGCTCGCATGGTGAGCCATGTTGTATTCACGGCCAGGGCCGCCGGAAAATTCGATGCGCCGCGACAGGGCAGGGGACGCCCGCACCATCTTCACCGCGTCCGCGAACAGGATTCCAGCCTGCTCACGCTTGGCTGCCGCCGCGTACACCTGCGCGCCGGCTTCGCCATCACCGAGCATCCCGTACAGTCCGATCCCACCCGCCATCGGGGACTTGCCGTTGCCCTTCCCCTGTTCGATGTAGGCTCGGCGAAACCTCCTGGTCCCGTCTGCCCGCTTCCAGCCAAACAGACTCCCCAGGATGAAAGCCTGAGAAGGATGAAGCCTGAAAGGCAGCCCCTCGAACTGACCCTCACTCAGCCGTAGGACGTTCTCGAAGAAATCGAAAACACGATCCGCCGCCTCAACATCGAACGTGAGCCCGCGATCCGCTCCTTTCGCCAGATCGTCCATGTGACGGCGACAGGCGTTCCGCACATGCGGACCCGCCACAATCTCGCCGGACAGCACGCCCTCGGCGTAGGCGTTAACTCGGTCGAGCGAAGAAAGCCTCCGCAGGGTCCTTTTCCTCGCCATGCACCTCCACCGACACTCGACTGCGGCTGCTCGGCGTGAACCCAAGCTCCGCCGCTGCCTTCATCATGATCTGTGCCTGCTTGTTTATGATCGGCAGATACGGGTTCTGCATCGGCTCGCCTTGTTTGGGCGACCTCGTGATCAGGCCGAACCTTGCAACCGCCTGCGTCGCTTGCCGATGCAGGTCCTCCGCGACAACCCACACCGTAAGAGCGGACCTATCAAGCCTCTTCAGAAGCCCAGGCGGCGCATGTTCAATCGCGTACCGCCACCCCTCCTTTTGCTCAGGAGTCAACCACTCCGGCGGGTCCGAAAGCTCGCCTTCCGGATGCGGCTCATTCTCATTTAGCCGACGCTTCCCGGGGTTCCCGGCGACCAGTTTCAGGTGCGTGGGTTTCGGTTTTCTCCCTTTCATATCAATGACTTACATTGCTCGTTCAGATTGGAACGGAGCGTTCCACTGGCGGGGTTGATGGGCACGGGCAGAGGGGTAGGATGTCCATACCAACCAAGGAGACCCCACCATGAGCACCACCTACCGCGCTTGCTACTGGACCGATGACCGAGGCGCTGAGGTCCGCCTGACTGGCCCTGAGCACGCCCACCTGCCTGATGATGAGCTAGAGACTGTCGCTCGCGCCGAGGCCGAGCATGCCGGCCTGGACCTGAGCTATGGCCATTTGATCATCGGTGACTGGAGGGACTGACCCCCTCCACCGCACCATGGATACGCCGGAGGAGACTAATGCGCCCCCTCTTCATCCCACTGACAACACGTTGGTTCCGCGAGTTCGCCGAAGGCCGCAAGACGGTCGAATACCGCGCCTACGGCCCACGGTGGCACGAAGGCACCTGCTATGAAGGGCGACCCGTCATCATCTCCCACGGATACAACGGCAGTCGGATCTCCGCACGAGTCAAACGATTCCGCCGCATCCCGATCCATGCCGCCCCACGCGCCGCGCAGGAGCTTTTCGCTGGACACGATCATCTGGCAGAAATCTCCCTGTCCATCATCCGATGATCTCTGCGGCCTCGGGATCAGCGGGGCCGCAGTACTCGAACACGGCACAAGGCCGAGCGCCTGCGCGCCAACCTATGCCCTCGCTGGTGCTGGCCTTGCTGGCGAATCCGGGTTTCTTCTCCAGCCGCCAAACCTTCGACCTGTCAAACCCCCGGATGAGCGCCGGGTGCGCTGGATACGTTCTCAGACGCTTTCCCTGCGCCGAATATCCCGCGCCCAATCTATCAATCAACGCGAACGCCAACCCAAGGCCCTGGAAGTCCGGAAGCGTCACCAGCCGAGAACACCCCCAGATATTCCTTACCTTAGCGTGAGGCCGGTAGACCATGCCGGCGAACGCCGCGGGGCGGCCCTCAACGTACAGCACGAAACACTGCGCGGCCCGATGAAGGTCTGCGCTCAGATAGTGAAACGGAGCGAAGGTCCGCCAGCTTGACCACGGCTCTCGGCGGATTTCGCACTGCAATTCTGGCCGTCGCCGAAGAGACCTCCGGGTGAATGTCATGGTCGCCGGCTCGAATATCCAATCCGGCTGCAACCATTCGATGATGTCGTAGTGACACGACGCAGCTACGAACCGCTTGCCGTGCTTCCTGACGTATTTCTGGACAGCGTGCGCACCAATCTGCGCAACCTGGCGGTCCACCACGGACGTGAACTCATCTACGACTATGTCCCCGTCCGACTCAAGCAATCGACGGGCCAGCTCAACCCTGAACTTCTCGCCATTGGACAGGACGCCGTACGGTCGCATCCAAGCCGGGATCGTGTTGAAACCAACAGACTGACAGGCGGTCGAGATTTCCTCCATCGACAAGGAATCATCGAAATCGTCGACGACCGAATCGCCCCCCCACTGCAACGGCCGTTCGCCGCCGAACACTTCCCGCAGCAGGGTGGATTTCCCACATCCCGAAGGGCCTACGATCAGCCCGACGTTCCAGTCGAACGTCTCAATCGGCAGCTCGCCCTTGAACTCGATTCGACTCGTCTCCTGCCTCGGGACGTCAAAGATCGCCTCCAGCTGACGGGCGCGAACTGAATTGCTGCATCTGGTCTCGACTACGACATCAATGGCCGGCACGTCAAGCCCTCGCTTTCAAATTGCTGAAGCAGCATCGACTGGTGACGCTCTGATTCGCAGTCAACGATGATCCGATACTGCATCTCGCCGAGAACGCCAGTTTCGGCCTCGCCCTCATTTGTTAGGCCCATCTCACTGGCGAACTCGGCATCACTGAAGCCGATCAGCGACACGTCAAAACCGGCCTCGCTCAACTCCCCGAGCTCCAGCTTGAGCAGCTCGTGGTCCCAGCCCGCATTCAACGCCAACTTATTGTCTGCGAGGACGTAGGCGCGCTTCTGCTCGTCAGTCCAACCCTCGGCTCTCACGACGGGCACCTCGGTCAGACCCAAGCGCTTTGCAGCCTCGACCCGACAGTGACCCGCAATGATCCCGTTCGCCTCGTCCACCAGCACCGG